TTGTACTTAATGGTATCAATGACCTAAACTTTACTACATATAAACAAACTCTTACTTTAGCAGGTAGGACATTATCTATCTCTGGAGGTAATTCTGTTACCCTACCTGATGATACCCTTGATGGTGGAGATAACTTAATATGTAATTCTGCTTTCCCAGAAAATACTACTGGCTGGGGTAACTCCCAACCTGAGCAGCATCAGCCAAACCTTAGTGTATCCAAGCATCAGTTCTACTATAATAAGACTGAGAATTTATTCCTATTGAGTAATGGTACACGTAACGAAGTTGTCACAGCATGTGGTAGGTTTAAGACTAAACGTAACACAAACTATACAATGAACCTTTGTTGGTTTGCCTCAAGTAACATTACAGGAGTATCCTTATTATTCTTAGGAAAAAAATCAGGAGAAACAGCAGATTATACAAAAGTAGTAACCATTAAAGAGTTACCAAACACTCCTTCAGCATCAAACGTAGTTAAAAGTTCTTATACTTTTAATGTAGGTGAGTGTGATGAGGGGTATATCCGTATCTATAATAAAGGTACATCTAATAGCAATACTGCTATTCTCTTCTTTGGTGAAGTTGATGTATATGAAGGTACATCTCCAAGAGCATATAACTCTTCTGCAAAGTGTGCTCTAGCCTCTCTAAGCAACAAAGAGGATAATGATAAGCAAACACTAACACTTAACGGCAATGTGCTTTCCATCAGTAATGGTAATTCTGTAACACTTCCAACACAAGGTATATCTACACAAGACTTCAATAATCTTAAGAATGAGTATAATAAGCTTAAGGGAGCTTTCACTACTGTGCTTCAAAACCTTCAGAACTCAGGTGCTTGGAATCAAACAGGGAACACCATTTTTGAGGGTAGTTTTAATGCAGGAAGAAACATTGCCACAGGTAATATTAACCTCTTTGGTGGTACTGTTGATGGTAATGCCTTTATTAGAACTAACAATGACAAGACTGAGAATGACCTTGCAGGAGGTATTAGTTAATGGCTGATCAAGCTACATTAAACCAAGAACAGATCACTAAGGTAAGACAAAATCTTAGTCTTAATATCTATTCTACAGACAGTGGTACAAAGACCTATGTGACAGGAAACAGTTTTAGGATTGAAACTCCTATGACTGTTCCTATCAATGGTCAGGAAACTCCTATAGGCTACATTAATAGTACAGGTACAGTTACCTATGATCTTCTCATTAAGGATGGTAAGGTAGCACCCTCACGTATTAGAGCTACTATCAGTAATGTATCCTATACTAGAACTGAAATACAAGCCTTTGGTTCAGGTAATGCAAACTATAGAATTGATTCCCCTACAGGAACTATCTTTAATAAAGACTACAGTCCCACAGGGGGTAACTGGTCTGAGAATGTGAACAGAGTCATTGACTTAAGTGATATGCAGATATCATCTAGAGTCAATGAACAGAAGCAACAAATTGTTACTACACATGATGAGTGGCAATACAATCCAACTAACTCTTCTGTGTCTCTCAGTTTGACAGTACCTAACATCAGCATCCTAGATGTACCAAAGGCTACCAATGATGAAGGTACTTTAGTAATCAAGTATATAAATGCTGTTACAGGTAATACTCTTTGGGAAACCTCAAAGAAAGTCCCTGGGGATTCCAATCAGTTCTATACAGCTCCTTCTGTGTATATATTCGCTTATAAGTTGATTAGTACACAGATGTTACAAGCTACAGTACCTTCAGGGGGTACAAAAGAGTTTATATTCAAATACAACCCCGCATATGCTATCAAGGTACACTATGTAGACAGTGCGACTAACCAAGACATTCCTAGCAAACCTGTGTATACCCAATCAGTGTTCAGAGGAGAACCTTTTAGACATACTCCTCCTGAGATTCAAGGTTATAGACTAGCTAGTGGAAGTACTGGTGTAGACATCCCTAGTGTGACCTCTAATGGTGACTACTACATTAGGTATGATAAGATTCCTTCTACTGTGAATGTCACAGTAAGATATCTTAATAGAGCTAACTACAGCCCTCTTAAGTCTGATGCTGTGTTATACAACCAACCTATAGGTCAGACAATCAGATATAATCCTCCTGCTATAGAAGGTTATGCTCCTGAGAAAACTGAGTATACCTACAATGTAGTAGAAGGTAATAATGTCCTTATGATTTTCTACACAGAAAATGCTAAGATTAGACCATGGGCTATTAGAAAGTATGGTAATTGGAGTTCACTGAATACTCTAAGAACTTGGATGAAGATTAGACGAACTGCTAACCAAAACTATTGGGATACAAAACCTAATGCTGAAATTCAAGCTTCTGATGCAGGAAAAGATGATTTTTCTCCTTCACGTATTCGTAAGAGTGGAAAATGGAAAGCACAAGGAAAGATAGGTAACTAATGGCTATTGATGATAAAACAACTAGACTAAATGAAGCTACATTTACTAGTTTTGGGGATAACCCTAAAGAGCATTGCTGGTATGACGGCTGTGACTGTGAAGACATTCCTGTAGCAGATTGTCAACGACTAGTGGACGAAAATAACAAGGGTGTAGGACGGTTTGCATGTATGGCTGAGAGTCAGAAATGCTACAATCCTAAGTTCTTCAGTTCATTCATGAAGAAGCTGGCTTGTCAACTTAACCACTACATCCAAAACATCTGTGCATTGTGGGATATGGTACAGTGTATGGCTGAGTATCTATCCAAAATGGGAGACATGGGGACTGTTCAAGTAAACTATGCTAGAAACTCTGCTGTGTCTTCTGCTGACTTCTACCACCCTATCACAGATGGTTATGACTTAGACCTCTATATGGACTCTACTACAGGTGTTGTAGCTGGTGAGTCTGATGATGGAAGAAGAAAGCAAACTGATCGTAAGTATCGTGCTTACATCAGATGGTGTGCTGATGGTACTTCATTAAATCCAGCACAGGATAACACTATGGAGTTTGTGGTATACCACTCAGGAGAACAGTATACTGAAGACCTCAAGAAGAACCGTGGTGTACACTGGCAAATGACTGGTGTATCAGATGGTGCTATGGAGATGTCTGACAGTATTATTGTACCTGCTGGTCAACACATTAAGCTTAGAGTTGAGCCTGCTAACTCTTCTTCAGGAGTATTCAGGGTTCATCAATTCAAAGTAGAATACACTCCTGTGCTTGATTCGCAAGAAGTTCCTGAGTGCTTGAAACTCACCGAGCTTCCTAAAGATGATTGTAATTGTCCAAAATAAAAAGAGAGCTTAATTGCTCTCTTATTTTTTCTTATGATTCTTAAGTCTCTTGTACAGTGCTTGTGGTGTAGATAACCCTAACACAGTCTGAGTGTACTCAATATAGCCTGAGTAAAGCATTTGATAATAAAGAAGGTTCTGTTGCTCACGGATCTTCTTTTTTCTTGCTCTCATAGCTTTTCTTTCTCTTGTGCTATGTGAAAGCTTGATAGCTTCAGTAAGTTTATCAAATTCTCTTTCTAGCTTGATATACTCATCAGACGCTTTAGCTGATGATGATTTAGGTTCTTCTGCTAGTTTAACATTCTCAATCTTAACATTTTCAACATTCATACGACCATAACTCCTCTCCACAGTTCTTTATATAAATAGTTATATCTCCCTTCTGAGTCCTAGTAATCTGATCCTCACCTATCCAGCTTTTAATAAATTTCTGTTTCTTCTTAAAGCCACAGATGGTTTCATCATAGTAACAATTACCAAGCTCATCAATCAGTTTCACTTGGTACACCTTTATAAAATTCATACATACTCCTTGATATTACCAAGTCACTAACTTTAACCCTAGTCTTCTTAGGGTATCTAATCTTACACATACCTCTTGTAAGCTTATAGTAAGCCACAAGCATGTGTCCTACATCATTAGGGGTAATGATCCTCTCTTTGCTATCTGCAAAAGGCTGATCAATATACCACTTCATGAAATCAATAGCAAACTTCTTATACTCCTGTGCATTGAATCTATCCTTACCTAAAATCTCAAGGTACATCTTTCTCATACTAGGTGAGCATCCATTAATAAAGTCTAGTTCAATGTGTAGCTCATTAATGTAAGCTAGGTCAGTAGCTAGGTTATAAGCTGTGAACTTACTCAGTCCATACACATCACACTTCTTATTGTAGTATCTATAGATCTCACTACACTTCCATCCATAGAATAGATCCTCAGGAAGCTTGTCAATGAAATCTGCACAGGAAGCAAGAAACCTTTCTCCTCTATTTAGCTCTCTAGTCATTACCTGAATAGCAGGAGACTTATAGTTAGGAGAGAGCTTAGCTTTAGCTGAGTTAAGCTTAGTTGCTATCTTTTCAAGCTGGTGTATAGTCACAACATCATGCTCATTAGTACATCTTCTGACATACATTTCATGACCTATGTAACGATACACATACACAGTAAGTATCTTATCTCTAAGGGGTACTCTAGCTGTGTTTAATGTTCTGATAAACATTTGAGACATATCATCAAGGTATTTTAGATTGTTAGGTAGATCATATCTGTACAGATCTCCTACAGTCTTATTACCTATCCTATACTTGTGCTCAAAGGCATCTCTACGCTTTAACACATAGAGCTTAAACTCTTCAAGTTTATTCATATTTACTCCTTTAAGAAGCCTAGTTAGTGGGGTAATAGAAGCGAAATCAAAAACTCATAAGGAACAAATTCGTGAGAATAACTTTAGGTGTAGAAAATTAGAAAAATACTAACTAGGCTTGTCAAAAAAGTAAATACCTTACAGAGAGTAGCTAGATTGAAATACACAACTATTGGCAAAACATGAAATAAAACAATCTATAAGGAGTCTCTAGCTACTCTGTGTAAGGCATCCACTAAGGATACCTTCTAATTATTCTGCATCTCCCCAATCATCATCTTCTGAAGCTGAGGAGTCTTCTGCTTCATCTTCATCATCTTCATCAAGAGCAAAGATGTCACGTACATTGAATTGTCGTTTACCTTGGTATGGATCACCTTCTTTGATCTCAACTCCCATGTACTTACCAACAATATCATCTGTGTCAATGTCTTCTTCCTTAGGGTCAAGACCTACAGCTTCAATAATCTTGTAGAGCTGTTCTTGTCCATAAGTGTTGTCACGTACAAACAAGTTGAACATAGTAAGGTTTTCACCAAAGTTACCACGAAGTACAAACTTGTAGAAAAGTGTTCCTGTGTTTTTGTTAGTTCCTTGTTCTACAGATTCCACAAGAACTTCATATCGTCCTGGTGTGTAGATAAATTCACGGACTTCAGGAGCTTTTGCTCCAAATGCTAATTTTGACATAGTTATTCTCCTTTAGCTTCTTTAGTTTTAGCTTCTTTAGTTTCCTTAGGTTCTTCCTTAGCCTTTGCTTCTTTAGTTTCCTTAGGTTCTTCCTTAGCCTTTGCTTCTTTAGCTTGTGTTGTACCATCTGTGTAGCCTACCACTACATCCCAAGTAGGGTTAGTTACAGTTTCAGGAATTGATAGTCCAGGTTTGCGAGTTACCTTCAAGTTGTAAGCAGGGTTTCCTGATAAGCGTACTTGATAGAAATCTTTAGTCTTCTTAACACCTTTAATTACTTTAGACTTAGTAACACGCTCTGTGTGACCAATAACACGACTTGATGCTGTAAGGTACTTACCAACACTCTCCATCAAGTTAGGGATGATAGATGCTGGAATGTTTTCATCTACAACATCTTCAAGGTTGACAGATTTTTGTTGGCAGATCACATATACATTCTTACCTGCATAGGATAAAGCCACAAGATCATCAATAAGTCCTTTAAGGATAGTTGAGGCTTCACCATACATAGGCAAAGTCATTTTCTTACTTGAAGCTTTTTCCATGATGTGTTTGTAAAGCAATTCCTGAACACCTGTGAAGTGATCCACAGCAAGGCTATCAAAGTCTTTAGCATAAGTCATAGCTTCCACTACATCATCCCATGTGTGACATTCTGCTACTGAGAAGCGCTCATCTGGTGTCACAGAAGCCAATCCTCGGTCTGTATCAATCACCAATACTTTTCCTGGAAGTGAGTTGATGAAGTATGACTTCCCTGATCCAGGTTCTCCATAGAAAGAAGTCATAGTGTGTAATTTAATTTTAGTTAGTTTTTGTAATTTCATGTGTTCCTACTTTCCTGTGCTTCCATAACCACCACGGTTTTCGTTACCCAAGTGGTTTACTTCTTTAAAATGAATGTTCGGTTGATTCTCAATGAGTCTAAACTGGCACAAACGCTGTCCTTCCTCAATGATTCCATCACGTGTAGCATAGAACTTAGCTCCCCAATAGTCCCCATCACCACAGTAAGAGTTATCAATAACCCCTACACCATTTGTGAGAAGCAAGCCTGTGTTTTGAAATAGGCTAGATCGTGGTGCAAGGTGAGCTTCATAACCTTCAGGAAGCTCCATAGCTACTCCAAAGTCAACCTGAACTAAGTCACCTTTCTTGTAAACAATACTCTTAGGTGAAGCTAGGTCAATCCAGTCACCTTTTGTGAGATCCACAAGGTGTGCTACATTATCTTTATACTTAATTTTAACTGTTTTCTTTCCAGTATTCTCGAAGAAGTAGTAAAGATCCAAGAGAAAATTAAGCAGTAGTAAGATAAAAATTAATAATTGTGCGTTAGTCACTTTCATCTCCATATTCTGTTTTAATTAGGTAACTAATAGCAATTTCCATATCACTAATAGCTACTTTGTATAAGTTCTCATGAGTTGTTTGCACAGATGTGTTTACAATGAATCTCTGAGTATCACTCATATTTTCAAGTAAATCATCTGATGCAAAGAACTCAGTTTCTGTGAAGTAGAGAGCTTCCTGAGGTGTGTTCTTCATTTTATCTAAGAACACAAGAGCCTTTTTAAGATCCTCTACTCCATTCTTGTCTTTGTATCGCCACACATACTTAACAGCAGAGGCTACTAGAGGATTGAGACCAGCTACAATCCAAAAATCCCAGCACTCTAGCTTGTTACCTGTGTAACGCTTAGGGTTTACAATATCTTCTTTCATTATTTCACCATGCCATAATTGTAGACCACACAAACATGATAATCTTTAGTGTGATAGCTAGTATAGCAACAAATACTACAGCACATCCCATAAGGGAAAATAAATCTTTGAGTTCCTTAAGGAGTTTCATCTGCAAACCTCTTGATAGCTAGCTTTAGCTCATTGCACTCTTCCTCTTTGGTAAGTAGTTCAACATAACGGATAGGAGTAAGCTGTACTGATGAAACTCCATCAATACCTTCAATGAGTTTTAGTTTTGTATCTTTTATGACTACATGTTTTTCTTCTTTATCCCATTTTCCAATGAAATAACCAACAACCCATGTCAGAACTCCAACTACAATACATAGAAAGATACAACCATCTTGTGTTACCATCATTTCACCTTATAATGTTTCACTGTGAAACCATCACCTTTCATTGTAACTACTACATTTTCTTCAGTGAGCTTATTCTCTAGACCCTTATAGTAAGTGTCTCCTTCATACTCACCTTCCACTGTGCTTACCACAGCTTCCTCACACCAAGGCTCAAAAGTCTTATAAGTCATAGCGCCACCAATGATCCAAAGATCTAGGCTAGAGTTCTCATAGATCTCAATGACTTCTTCTGCTGTGTGAGCAATGTAGACATTCTCTTGGTCATAACCTTTAATGTCATCCTCTTTTGTCAGGATAATGTTATGACGATTCTTAAGTGGCTTGCATCCCATAGAAAACCAAGTTCTACTTCCCATGACTACAATGCCACCTGTTGTCTGATTCTTGAAGTAGTTAAGATCATCTCGATTGTACCAAGGTATCTTTCCTTTACTTCCAATCAAACCATTAGCATCCTGTGCCCAAATGAACCTAATCATTTGATTCCTCCTTATTAGTGTATTGCTGGATAACCCAACAAAGCTATTCTATCATTTTTGGGTTTAACTGTCAACCCTTTTTTGAAAGTTTTTCTCAATAAATTCATCTAAGTCTTCCATCATCTCACCAATGTATACTTTGTAGAGGTAATCATAGGCATCAGGCTTGTGTCCACTTTTTCCTGGGATGTATAGTTTGAAGTCAGGGTTAGATTCAATCATATCCACAAGGTTTACAAATTGATCAAAGAAGTCCCTAGTGCGGTATTCATTGTACACAAGGCGGATTGTCTTACGCTTGTAGTTTCTTCCTGTGATCTTAATCTTAGGGTTTACACAGTCGAAGATCATGTCACGCACATTGTAACCTAGCTGTGTATACACATACATATACAAGTTACCTTGAAGGCTGTAGCGATATTCATCATCAGTAGGTGCTGTGGAATGTGTTTTATAGTCAACAATGGTCACAGTTCCATCATCATTCTGAATAACAGCATCAATGATACCTGTGAACTCATGTCCATTAGGAAGGTCAAAGTACACTTGATGCTCAGTTTCAATGATTTTCTCAAAGTCTACAGGTTCACCTTCTGAAAGGTAACGATCAATAGCAAGCTCTCCTGAAAGCTTAGCTTCCTCTAGGAAACCTGATTCTGCATAGATCTCACGTAGCTTAGCATAAAGGTCTTCCTGAGTCATTTTACCTTTACTTTGTGCTAAAAGCTCCATACCTCTGTGGAAGTATGTTCCACGATCCATGTACTGTGTTACTTCAGGATCTTGCTTTTCTTTGTAGCCTGCTAGGTATTTACACCAATGCTTCCAAGGATTGTCCAAAAATGTTTTTACTCGACTTACACTATAAGTTGTCATAATTTCTCCTATTTATTTACTAAGTTATTAATTAAATTGATATTAGGGTAAAAAATTGGGCTAATCATAGTTAGTAATAATACTAATGTACACAAGGTAAGCCCTACTGCTAAGAACCAAGGAAGTTTAAGTTCCTCTTTAGCCATTATATAGAGACCACTCATTATACCTAATAAAAATAAAGCTACAACTGATGTAAGTGAAAGGTTATCCATAACCTGTTTAATAGTGTACTCTCTCACAAGTGTGTTATATACATCTTTGTAATTAGTTCCTATAGTATCTAATGTACCCTTCAGTGCATCTGTACCTACACCTAGCATTTTTGCTAGCTCATTCAATAAAGCATTAAGACCTTCCATTATCCACCTCTACTTACCCCATTTTCTAAATAATAAACCATATCTTTGAATCTCATGTCAAGTGAATAGACCTTGCTATTAAGCTCCTCATGACTCTGTTTCAACTCACCCTTAAGTTTCCCCACCTGATACTCTAAACGCTCAATTTGAGCCTTCTGTGAGGTAACAGTTGCATAACAACAAAGAGTCAATAGTAGGAATCCAAAGATGAGGACATAATTAATAATTTTTTCTTGCATGTTCCTTAATCACAAAGCCTTTCTTTCTACTAGGTGTGAATCGTTTATTCTTTTCACCTTGTGGTTTAAAGCTAACAACATTAAGAGGCTCTTGCACAATAAAGTCTTCATACTCAGGGTATTGTTTAAGCAATTCCTCTTTGCTACTTCCTACCACAGTGTTTGTATTTTGCACAAGAGACCATCCTGTAGATCCATCAACCATTTTAGTTAGGTAGTGGTGACTTGGAAGCTTAATCATGTAAGGTACATCCTCTTCAGTGACTTTCCAGTTACCTTTCAGGATAGCGTTTACCATACGCTCTAATTGATCCACAGTTTCTTCTTCTGTGTTAGATCCATTCTTAGTAAGCACTTGTCTCCAATAGTGGTTTTTGTTTGCTTTTGTGCTATTTAGGACATAGTTCAGGTAAGAGATACGGTTAACCTTATCAGGGAAAGTATCAATAGGTGCATCAAGGATGAAGTCTTCCTCAGTCTTAGTGATTGAGATAACTTCTGTGTCCTCAGTTTCATCTGCAACCATGTTGACAATCTTAGTTTTTACCATGTCAGGTACTTCCTCACCTTGAAGTATCTTATCAAGGTAGTACTGTGAGATACCTAACTCATTGCAAAGTTTAGATTTACTTCTAGTTGTTAAAAAATCTTCAATAATTTCTTTGTAATTCATAATTTTCCTCACAGGATGGGAGTTATTTCCCATCCTCTTTAAGTTGATCTGTTAAGCAAGCACTACATGGAGTAACTTCATAACCTAAAAATATAGCTAAAACTTGGTTTGCTACACGTGACTGCTCAAGGAAAGCAAACTTAACCTTATCATTGGCTAGGTCTACTTGCCAAGCCTCAAACGCTGTAATAGTTGCCACAAGGACGTGTTTAAGGAGACACCACATGTCAGGGTTTCCTTCCTCATTAGCCTGTGACTTAAGCAATTCCATAGCTTTTCTACGCTGTTCAGTAGTAGTATGAAGAAGCTGTGTAATCTGATACACCTTGTCTTTTGTGTCATAGATAGCCACTTTATCTTCCTCAGTTTGAAACTCAGGATTGTCTAGGTTATACCAAAACTTGATCTGATCCTCATACTTGCGAATAAGGATCTCTAAGTGGTATTCACTAGCTCCCAAGTGCATGATGTTTGTGATAATATCTTCAGTAATTCCTACTGAGCTACTTTTGTTTACCATTGTTCCTCCTTAGAATACATTGTTTAAATCCATCTTATAGCGAATGAAGTAGGTGCTTTTAGTCTTTCTGTGCATCTCTTCATGGAACTTTTCAGCCTCTTCATAAGTATCAAACTTGTGTACTTTCTTAAGCTGGCTATCAAAGAACTCTAATACATTATAAGTCATTCTGCATAACCATTATCAATGATTGAAATGATCTTTTCCCTTAACCAAAGAGGGACAGTTCTATCAATCACAGGATAATGAACAATCCTCCTTTCTATCTTTTCAGGCTCATCAATGACCACATGAGAGAAGCAACATGTCTGTGAAATGTAGTCAGTAACAGTCTTGTAGGCATTACTGAATCTACGGTACATGTAGTCAATCTCCTCAGGTAGTCCATGTTTAGTCTTAAAGATTAGGTCAAAACTACTCATCTTAGATACAGGTTGACCATAGTGTTTTCTAATATGTCTGAGACCATTAAAGAAATCATCCATTACATACACAGTGCCTCTGATTGAGATTGTGTATAAGTCTTCCCAATCATTCTGCTTGTCTATGTAGTGCTCAGGGTCAATCTTAAAAAACCTGCGATTAGCCTCTCTGATCTCTTTGTATTCGTCAAGCCTATAAGCAGGCTTATCTAAGATTATCATTCTTATCCTCCCCATGCCTTTCCAACTTCTGAGTCAGCAATGATTGGTATTGGAATATCAATACCCTCAATAATGGAAGGTTTCTCCATTATCTTATTGATTATAGGAGACACCTCATCAACATAATCTTCTCTTATTTCAAAGAGAATAGCATCATGCACAGAACCTAATACAATACATCTGTCATGGTCAATTTCTTTGCTAAACACAATATCAGCTAATGCACTAGTACACATGTCTGAAGCAAAACCTTGCACACCTGAGTTTATGGATTGTCTTTCTGCCTGACCTCTAGCTCTAAAGTTACTAGAGTTAATGTCAGGAAGGAAACGTTTACGTCCTATAGGAGACCATGTATAGCCGTTTGCTCTTGCATAATTTTTACAATCCTCATGCCACTGTAGCAATGTAGGGTAAGCCTTAAAGAAGTTGTTACGAAAGCCTTCTGACTCTTCTTCAGTAATATTCAATCCATATCCTTTTGCATAGTCTACGAATGTTTTTGCAGACATTCCGTATAAAAAACCAAAGTTCATAGATTTTGCTTCCGTCCGTTTCCTCTTCTGTTCCTGAGGACTAAGGCTAGAAGTATCACCAAAAAGCAATTCAGTAGTCTTACTGTGCAAGTCACTTCCTGACTGATAAGCGTGTTGCATATTCTCATCTCCTGAGAACATAGAAGCCACACGTAGCTCAATTTGTGAGTAATCTTGCTCTTTTATCTTCCATCCAGGTCTAGCTTCAATTAAATTCCTTACATTTTTATCCTGGGGAATCTGCTGTCATATTGTTACCCTAGAGGCTCTTTATCCTCTAGTTCTTACAGTTTATCATCCTGTAAGCTCAGACTATATCTTCATCCTATATAACGATAATACTTATCTAAAAATCTAAACTGTTCATATCCTTTGTAAACCCAATCAAGAAATAACTTACTATCACGTTTGACCATCTCTATCTTCCAATATTTTCTATCAGGCTTTACAACTGTGTTTGTACCTATAGTATTGTTTAGATATTCTGACATACTTAATAAAAAGTCTTTGTTTGTAATAGTTATTCTGAATATTTTTGTCAGTTTAATATTACCATCTCCATCTAGTAACCCTCTAAAGTACATTCTTGCACAATCTTCATCATAAAAGCTATCAGGAAACTTATTATGCACCTTACCTAAAGGAGATATTCCTGATACCTTAAGGGCTTTTATTAAGTACCTAGATGTTATTGATAGATCATAACACTCTCTATAGAGTTTAATTTCACCAGTAAACTCAAAATAGTCTTTAAGATTATTGAACACCTTATCACATCCTAGATTCTTACATCTAAGTGATACTCTAGGTACTCTCTTATCCATATAACCATCTGTGGCTATAAGACCTAAGAAGTAGTTAAACACAGGAGAGGTAAAATCTACCTTATCATTGTTAATGATATATTTAATATTACCCCTCTTAAGATTATACTTCTTAAGATAGTTTTCTATTGTACTGACACTAACATTGCACTCTTGTGCAATAAATTTTACAGGTTTTCTTTCTTCTATGAACCTTCTTTTTAGATATTTTTTATCTTTATGCATAAGTCCTCCAAAGGTAATTGTTGAAATAATTATAACACTTACCTTAACTTATGTCAATAGGAGCTACGCACTCGTGGGTATTTCTTCTGTTCTAGATTACTTTACCTAGTCGTTGCACCTTCCTTATATCCCTATAAGGCTTGGCTCAGGATTGCCCACTTAGTGAAGGGTTTCCCTGAGTTCACGTAGTTTATTTTGACACCTTACGGTGAAAGAACACTCAGCAATAGCTAATGTTCGGATTAGAGCATGTAGTTCTTCCTGTACGTGCTGTAATGTTAAAGCTAGGGTATATTCTATCGTTTACCTGAATTTCTTCCCAAGATTTAATGAAAGTTTCTAGCTTAGTCAACCTACGATACTCTAGCAGATCATCTACCACAGGATTGCCAAAGTAGTTAGCCAATACATCACTGCTTACTGAAGGAACTCCCTTGGCTGTTTTTTCAATAGCCTTAAGCCCTACACCATAGCCAATAGTCACAGGAGCGTAGTTATGTTTAAGCTTAACCTTAATATCATACAGATGAGGATTCTTTTCCTTCCAATCATCCATGAATTGTGTAGCTTCCTTACGTGTGCTAAACTCACCTCTCAGGATCTCATCATTCATAAATGAATACTCAATTACCTCATAAGTGTTAGGTAACTTCTTACCTTTATCATCATACACAGGTTCGTCCTTCTTAGTGAAGAGGATTTTAGCTACCTGTGCTGTAGAGTTCCAGTTAATGTTCCCTACTGTTAGTAATCTTTTAAGGATAGGCTTATACTGTTCCTGAAGCTTCCTAGCTATCTCATGCCGTCTAGGACTGATAGGCATACCATTCTTCTCAACTTCAAGATAAGCACTGTAGGCTCTCATTTCATGTTTGTAGACTTTCTCAAGGTTGTAGATCTTAAGCTTCTTCTTAAAGATCTTAACCAGCTCCATAGGATAGTACACATCATCCAAGCCATAAGCCCTGAACTTCTCTGTGATCTGTCCTGTCTTAGCTTCTTTTGAAATATCATAGTCTACTTTGAAGTACTTCTTAACTAGAGGTTTAAGTCCAAGCTCTTCCTCACCACAAACATGAGCCATCACTAAGGTATCAACCCACAGCTTCAACTCAATTCCTGTCTTAACATACAGGAAGAGCAAGTCAAACTTTCCATTGTGTGTGACTAGCTTAGCATCCTTAAGCTTAGTAAGAAGCGTTAAAGCACGTTTCATTCCCAATTTCTTCCAATCGAAGAACCTACGCACGTATTTTCCTTGGTCTACATTTGTAAATCCAATCTGAATTGAAGTGATATCATCCCTAAACCTATCAAGACCTGTTGTTTCAATATCCAAGCACACAGGATATTTCAGATCAATAGTATTAATCAATGTTCATCACTCTTTCCTTAATAATTTCAAAATATGTGACATTCTTTGGGTTGATCACTTTATTATCACAGAAGAGTAACAACCCTGCTTCAAATCTTGTAATACTCAATAGGTACATTTCTTTATCTATGTACTCACAATCAATATATCCACTTCCTACAAAGTGATATCTTACAACTACTTCCTCACTCATCACTCTCTCCTTTCAGACAAGATATGTATAGTTTAGCCACAATACCTACCATATCTACAAACCATATAAAACCTAGTGTAGTGTATAAAAAATCAAGCACTTAATTTCTCCAAAGCATTATAAAAATTGTAAATACTACCAATTTCTTCAAAGAAAGGTATAGTATAAATGTGAGTAAAGTAATATGGACCTTCTAGATCTTTTAGTTCTACTTTTACACACCAGTTATCACCAATCGCATCTTCAGTAACAAGTATAATCTGAGAAGCATCTATGATAAACTCTTCAATATCTTCATCACCAATTAGCAAACCAACCCTTAAAAATTTCATAAAACCTCCTCTGCAACATAGGCGCTAAAGTACACTAATTCTTTAGGATTGATACATAAGTTCTTAACCATAATAAGGTTTCCATTATTAAACTGACTTCTCACCTTAGCAATCTCTTCATCACTACAGTTATAGGCTTCTACTACATATCCTTGTTTTAGGTGAAATTTAATATTGTACATAGTCTACTTCCCTTCCTTCTCTTTCATCTATATTATACTTATTTCTCATAAATTTAGGTTTAACATAACCATAAGATTCTAAGAAATAGTACCTATAGCAACAATCAGTATAGTCATAGGTTTTATTAACCTTGAGCTTTTTCTTAGTATATTTTCTAAGTTTCCTTGGTGTGTCTATTGATTCAATCCCAAAAGAATTAACTATGAAAGTTATTAAGGAATACCTGAAATGTTTTCTCTTTTGTCTAAGATTCATGATTACTCATCCTCATTCATTTCTTTAAGGGTATCCCACATACCTCTATCTAAGTAAAGAATAGGTACAACTTTAGACTTCTCTGTTGGGATAGTTTTAAATTCCCACCACTCAGATCCATCATATTCACAGCGTTCAATCCACCAACCATCTCCAACTAACACAAGGTCTGTGGCTACATGTTGAGCACCGAAGCCTGAGTCATAATCTGTCTTCTTAGCTACTGTTTCAAAGTTTTCTTTTGTTACTTTGAAGTCTTCCCCTTGGATAAAGAGTACATCCTCAAAAATTTTATCATTTTCCTTTAAAAACTCAATAGTTTCTTCCCATAAATTACTCATTCTTCTACCTCCTCAACTTCCACTCCTGGGCAATCAAACACCCAGCCAAAACCAGTTTGTTCGAGTTCTTTACGGGTGAAAGTAGGAAGCTTATCACCTCCTATAGGTTGCGTTCTTTTAAATTGAGGTGTCAATATTTCGTTAGTTAGGTAATATCTTTCCAAATATTGACCAAGAAAAGCTTTTATCTTTACCGTGTACTGCTTTTCTTTTTCAACCTTGTAGCCGAACTGGTGCATATTGATGATAGTTTGAAACGCTTTTCTAGAACTATTTAACCATTTCTTGAAATCATCTTCTTTTGTATCATCCCAATCCATAATGTAATTCCATAAGTTATAGTCTAAATTACCCTTATTTCTTTCATACCAATCAGCTACATACTGAGGTACTTCAGGTACAAACTCTTTATCAAAGAAATTTTTTATATACCTAAAAGAATCATCTACTCCTTTATTATACCAATTCTTAGGTACACCTTGTCTCACATACTTAAGTCCAATAATTTTATCAAAAAGCTCTTCCTTTTTATTATTCTCCATTTTTACTTCCAAGTAGCCTTCAATTCACCATAAGGAATACTCTTGTGTAGTCTTCCTTCAGCAATTTCTATAGCTAGTGCCCTTTCTAGAATCTCCTTACGATTCATTTCTTTTCTAATCTTCTCTTTTTGAGAGATCTTTTTAATTACAACTTCACCTTCATCAGTGCTATCTGCATAACAATCAACAAAGATAGCAGGTACTTCAGGCTCTTTCATACCAATGTACTTATCATAGTATTCAGCTAGTAGCTTTGATCTACGTGTAGGTTTCTTCTGTCTATTCACATAGTACCAACATAAATACTCACGTTCCTGCTCAGTGAATACTTCCACCATGTGATCCACAAGGTAGGGAAACAGTATTCGCTTATCCTCTGCTACTTTCTTCACAGAATAGTAAGCTCCTCCATTACTAACTTCTTTTCCTGTAGCTTTCTTGTGTAGCTTACTTAGGTACATACTGATAGACATATCTACACTTCTAAGATAAGTATCTATAACACCAAAGAATACTCCTGATACATCTTGTCTGCTTTTAGCTTCATCTAACCAAGCACAGGCTCTATACCACCCTTTTTCACTCATGGCTCTTACCTTTTAGATTGTATTCAGCATTAAGCTTGTTAATGATAACATCCTGAGCCTTATTATGTTCAGCAAGCTTCTTAATGTATTCACCTTGCTTAACCACAATCTGCTTCCATTCATTCTGTGTATCATCTAGCTTTTTATCTATACAATAAGCAAAACCACACATGCTTATAAGTATAAGAACCACTGAAAACCTTATAAAATTTAGTTTATCATCCATTTTGCTTCTCCTTAATCATTCCAATATTTTAGTTCATCATTATTATTTTGTTTCTCTTCATGCTCTAATTTTACTAAGATACTAAGAAGTTGGTACATATCAAGGGCATCTACAAATTTATCTCCATTGAAAATTTGATTAAATTTGAAAGAGTTACCATTCATTAAAAATAGTCTAAACATAAGAATATCTGTACCTGCTTCCATAAATAAGGATTCAATATTCCTAGTATTGATAATATAACCACTACCAGTTCCTGTAGGTGTTTTTGTCCTTAGATATACAAGTGCCATT